GGCAGCATTGTTCATGGTTTTGTTATCAAACATCGCTAGTGCAACAGATAGCAAGATTTATATCGATCAACTTGGTGATGCATTGACGCTTTCAATCACGCAACAAAATGGCGCATTGAATCAGGTTAATTCATCAACGACGCCAGCAATAATCAATGGCGACAACAACGATATAACGATCATGCAAGACGGTGCAGTAAACACACTCAATTTTGAATTGAATGGTAATAACAATACTGTAGACTTGAAACAAGAGGGTAGTACAAATACCATGGAGTTCAAGTGCAACGCAGGAAATACAGATGCGTGTGCTTCCGTCAATGCCAAGTTCTACAATATTGGCGACAATAATACTACAGACATAACAATAAAGAAAAGCAATGTGATAATAGATGCAACCGTAACGGGAGATAGCAATCAAACGACATTGTTAATGAATTCCGCTTCGGGTACGCTGACATTGAATATTACAGGCGATACAAACACTACAAGCTTCACGCAAACAGGAGCTCCTGTGATTCCACACACCGCTACAATTACGCATACCGGAAATGGTGGAAACTTTACATATTCTCAATCAGGTAGCATCAATAAGGTCATGAACGTAACGACAAATGGCAATAATCTTACTGCTACTATTACTCAGTCTGACTGAAGCAAAAGCCAATCCGATTGGTGAATTTATTCAACTGACGGGTCCAGCACAAGTAGATAAAAAAGCTGGCTCGTCAGTTGATGTTTCTTTGGGTAGCAAAGTAGAATCCCTCGACACAATTCGCACGGCTCGGTCAAGAGCAAATATCAAGTTCAAAGATGATACACAAGTAGCAATCACGGAAAATAGCAAGTTGGTCATCGATGAATATGTCTTTGATCCAAATCGTGGTGCTGGCAAGATGTCAATGAAAATTGCTCTTGGCACGGTGCGATATGCATCTGGAGCGATTGCCAAAAACAACAATGAAAACATAAACATTCAAACACCTGTAGCCACGATAGGAGTTCGTGGAACATCATTTAGCATGACAGTAGATGAGATAGGTCAAAGTCTTGTCATTCTTCTACCAAATCGTGATGGAAGCGTGGGAGAGATCAAGGTGGAGTCTGATGCGGGTCAAGTCATACTAAACAAGGCATTTCAATCTACCTATGTTGCATCAAGTGAAGGAAAGCCTGCTCAACCAACAATATTGAATCTTACTGAAAGTCAAATAAACAATCTATTGATAGTTTCCAAACCAGAAAAAAACAAGGACGAAGAACACAGTAAGAATGATCCGTTGCGAATTGATCTTCTTGAATTCCGAGAACTGGATACAACTGATCTCGACAAGGATAATTTGAAGTTCAATGACCTGAATGTCAATCTTTTGGACATAGATCTACTACAAAATGTCCTCAATGAATATGATGCATCATCCGTGGGCAAGGTTGCGGGACTCAATCAATCTACGCAAATATATACTATATTCACGCAAACAAAAGTCAAGCTTATTCGTAATGTCGAAAATGAAGTTCAAATGAACATAGAAAAAGAAAAGCACTATTCAATTAGTATCACGCAAGGTGATACGACAGTTTCATTTGGCATAAATGACATAGAATCCCCATATGTGAATAAAATAAGGATAATACAAAAATGAAGTTCTTTACATCTTGGAAGATTGTTCTTCTTGTCTTAATTGGTTTGATTGCATTAAGAATCCAAGATGGATGGCTTGTCGAGATAGCAAGATTAAAGACGTTTGATTATTATCAGGTGCAAAAGGGACAAACACCAAGCGATCAAATTGCAATTGTCGAAATTACGGATGATGATATAGAGAATTTTGGTCAATGGCCATGGCCCAGGGATAAAATTGCATTCATAATCGATTCGATCAAGGCATTCAAACCTGCATTGATTGTCATGCCAATTATATTCTCGGAGCCAGATAGATTTGGTAAAGATGAAGATCTCGCAAATGCACTAGAAGGTGTTGTCATATCACAGGCACCATCGAACAAGGCTTCAAATGATGAAGGTTCTTCGCGAGGAATTGCAGTAGTTGGTGAGAGTCCTCTAAAATGGCTACAGAAATTCAATGGAATTGTTCGACCACTAAAGATGTTTGAAGAAAAGGCCGTTGGCGTTGGCGTACTTGCCGCGTCTGGAGAATTGGATGGTGTCGTAAGAAGAATACCTATGGTTGTTCGAATTGACAAGAAGAATCCAAAGAAAGGATTCTATGAAGAATTGTATCCAACACTTTCGTTGGAAGTCATTCGTTCATTGACGGGCGACACTAGCTATCAAATGAAGGTTGGAATAAACGGCGTAGAATCAGTTCGCATTCCTCAATTTGAAATCATAAACACGGATTCAAATGCACGAGTCTGGATCAAATACGACAAGGAATTTGATCGTAGACTAATCTATCATATGGATGATATTGAAAACAAGGTCGTGATCCTAACGATCTCGGCTCAAGGACTTGCTACAAACGTACCGACACCATACGGCACAAAAAACATTGCCGATGTTCAAGCAGCAATGATATCGACACTAATCAATGGGGACAGTCTAACAAGATTCGATTATGCCGATGCAATAGAATTGATCACTCTATCTTTGATTGGACTATTGTTCATAGCACTTGTTCCAAGATTAAAGATCTGGCAAACAATTCCTTTCTTTGCCGCAATTTCCGCAGGAATCGTTGGATTTTGCTTCTATATGTACGAAATGAATATTCTATTTGATTACTCATTTCCTTTATTTACAATTACTCTAGTATTCGCATGGCTAGTCTTCAATAACTTTGCAAGAGAGTTTAGACTAAAGCAACAAATCAAGAAGCAGTTTCAGTCCTATCTTTCAAAGGCACTTGTAGAAAAGCTACAGAAGAATCCAGAGCTATTGAAGCTTGGTGGAGATAGTAGAGAGCTATCGATCATGTTCACAGACGTTCGAGGATTCACATCGATTAGTGAACACTATGGCGACAATGTTCAGGGACTAACTCAGATCATGAATCGCTACATGACGGCGATGACAGCAAAGATTCTTGAGAATGAAGGAACGCTTGATAAGTATATTGGTGATGCACAAATGGCATTTTGGAATGCTCCGCTTGATGATAAGCAGCACGCCAAGAATGCAGTCAAAACAGCTCTAAGCATGTTAGGAGATCTAGATGAATTCAACAGAAGCATTGCAGCTGAAGGCGTTCCTCCTTTCGGCATGGGTCTTGGTATCAATACTGGTATGGTTGTTGTTGGGAATATGGGAAGCGATCAGCGTTTCGATTATACTTGCCTCGGTGATGCTGTCAACCTTGCTAGTCGTCTTGAAGGACAAAGCAAACCATACGGAGTCAAACTAGTCATTGGTTCAAAGACAGCAGAGTATGTCGCGGATGAATACTTTGTCATCGAACTTGACACAATTGCAGTCAAGGGCAAGAAACAAGGCGTCAACATCTATACCGTGATTGGTACAAATAGAGAAATGGAATTCTTGAACTATGCACCATTTCGCGAGATGCACAACATGATGTTGGACGATTATCGCTCAAAGAACTTTACGCGAGCAATGTTATCTTGTGAAAAACTCATGACATCATTCAACGGTGGAATGAAGAATTACTATTCGATGATGATTGAACGTTGCGAAGATTACATCAAGAATCCACCACCCGCTGATTGGGATACAATTTTTAGGGCACAGAGTAAATAATTTTTAGTAGCGCGGTAAAGACTCACATAAATAAATATATGAAACACTTGCATCACATTGTACCAAAACACATGGGTGGTTCGGATGAACCTAAAAATTTGGTGTATCTAACTATAGAAGAACATGCCGAAGCGCATCGTATTCTTTATGAAAAATATGGACATTGGCAAGATAAAATTGCTTGGCAAGGTCTTTCTGGATTAATAACAAAAAAAGAAATTCTAAAACAAATGTATGATGAACGAAAAGGTGAAAAAAATTATTTTTATGGAAAAAAACATTCTGAAGAAACTAAAACAAAAATAAGTTTAGCTAATAAAGGTCGTTTAAAAGGAAGAAAACAATCTTTTGAACATATTGAAAAACGAAAAATGTCTGGTAAAAATAATCATCGTTATGGAAAAGATCCTTGGAATAAAGGTAAAAAAACTGGACCTCAATCGGGAGAAAGTAGAAGAAAAAAAGGAAAACCTGTAATTTATGATGGTATTGAATATAATTCTCTAAACGAAGCCCAGAATTTAACTGGAATTAGCTCATACAAAATAAGAAAAAAATGTGTATTTCTACTTCAAAGTAAATGTAATTAGGCAGAGACCAATCCCGGATACTAATCCGATCATGAATCCTGCCCATAACACCACTATAAGATCTGATGTCTTATAGTTCATTTTCGTTTTTCTGTTTGAACATAATGAAATGTTTTGAAATGCTGATTATACAACTCTTTTTGTGAAATATCTCGATTATCAAAAAGTAGAAGGCTATTCAGTATCCTTCTTGTTTTTGTTTGCATATGTTTCCCTCATCATTAGAACGATGTTGATTTTTTGATTAAGTCTAATCAAATCATTGTCCAACATTCTAACGCGGTCGATCAATGCAATCAGGACTATGTTTGCTTCAGATAACACAGGTTTGATTTCTGACGTGGCCCATTTCCATACGTAGAAAATGAGATAACCCATACCGCCAGCAGCAACGATAGGGAATCCGTATTTGTTGATTAGTTGTACAAGATCCATGTTCAGTCCTTTCTTGCGTCGTTTTTGCCGTCAGCTCTTGCGAGTCTATCGGTGTCGGGTCTGACATGAAGTGCTGTAGAGATCAAAGTGTCAATTCTCACGATGTCATGGTTCATAGTCTTGACGCGATTGTCAAGAGCCATAATAATTCCACTCAATCCTTTTACTGAACTTTGAACGCCGGCTAAGATAAATTTAAGCGTAAGAAAAACAAAGTATCCGCCTGCTATAGAAGATGCAATTGGAAATCCAACTTCCGCCACCAGCTTGAAGAATTCTGCTTCCATGGTATACTCCCATAATTAGCGGTGACGAGAGTATTTATGCATTTAGATGTTTTTATTCTTGAATTTGAACATTAATGTTCTTCTAACTTGATAACAAATTCTAGAAACAGAACGAGCTACATGAATCATATGTGAAGGAAAAATGACTGCAGTATTTTTTTTAGGTAAAACGGCTTTTATAATTTCATCATTTGAAAAAAATACTAGCTCTCCGGCCCAATTAATGCTCCATTCATCGTTCATAAACAATACTATTGTCCATTCATCTTTTCTCTGTGAATCTGTATGTGGATATCCTTCAGTTCCATATGTATATGCATTTGAATAGCATCTTAGTAATATTTTATCTTCAAGATTATATTTTTTTTGTATATAAGTCCAAACATTTTTTATATCATCATATTTTATAAAAGAAAAAATATCTTTGATATTGTCACTAGTAGAGTTTTCGCCAGAAACAAAATTTAAAACCCAATGACCATGCGGATCTGTTTTTAAACTAGATTTGGACTCGGATCGATAAGAAGAATTACAGAGGTTATATGTTATGTTTTTATAATCATTCTCTTGCAAAAAATCATTTATTATGACTATTTTGTCATTATCTAATTCTAAATTCATAATAAAATATTCCTAATATCTAAAGATTACTTCTTCCACTCTTTAGGTTTATTGAAATTCGCTCTTGAGAATTCGCCACG